GCCTCGGCTGCCGCGTCTGCCTCCAAGGCCGCCTCCAAGGCCGCGTCTGCCGCTCAATCGGCATCCCGTGCCATGTCCCAGGCCCAATCCGCTGCGGCGCATTAAATATTTATCATACTTTATCATAAAGTTTGAACTTTTTAAAAATAATAAATTTTTATTATTTTTATTATTATTATTATTATTATTTTCATAACCATTTTCATAACCATTTTTCATATTCATTTTTCTTAGCGGGCATACATTAAGGCGGCATTTCCAGACGTAAAAGTTAGCACATTAAAGCGTTCTTCCATTACCGTTAAATCATAATTATAATCATATATTCGCCACGAAGGTTTATTGACGCCGATTATTTCACCATTATTCGGATTACATACCGTATAAACTTGAGCCAACGGATCCAGCGGGGGTTGAAAAGTATTGAATTCAAATTCAATCATTTTAAATTTACTCATATTCATCGCACCACTGGGCTGAAAATCAAAGGGGTTGGTGTGCAAATTAAAATTATAACAATATAAACCATCCGGCGAATTGCCATTTGAGCGGGCATACTTTTCAATATAATTAAAAACCCCGGCATCAAACTCATTTTCCCGGTATTTCCCATCTAATAAAAGCGCCCATGTTTGCATGATATTTTTTTGATTGCCTGGCGAATAACGCCCGGTGATATAAATGCTGGTCGGTGTAAAACTTAATCCGGCATCAAACATGCCAATGCCGGACGGGTCTACATTTGGCGCATAGGTACCGCAAGGTAACGTAATGGTTTGATAAATACTCGGCGACGGATACTGTAAATCGGCCGGCAAATAATCATAGGGCCAATTGCTATAATTTGTCCACTCATTCCGCATAAAAGCATCGCTTCTTTGAAAAAACCACATCCAATTGGCGACCATACTCAAACTGTCCAAAGCGACCTTTTTCGTACCGGTCACATTTGGAAAACTATATTCATATACTTCTTTTATTAAAAATTGTTGCTGTTGGGCCGCAAAGAGTTTAACTTCATCCTCGGATAAAAACGCATACGTACTAATTAAATGCACATCCGCAGCCCAATTGGTGCGTTTATCGGTGCTGGTATAATCTAATTCTACATTGGGTGGGGGTTGTAAAAAACGATAAAATTGAAAAAGTGTATCATTCTGGTTGGCTTGTTGATAATTCATATCACTACTTGCAACATTTCGCACGACATATAATTCATTAATCGGTCGTATTTCAATTTCAATATTCAATTCATTGTATTGTAAACTAACCAAAGGAAAGGCCATTTTTGCCGCGAGCGTAAACCACACATTTAAAGGAATATATAATTTTCGTCCACGCAAAGAGGGTTCGGGACCTAAATCAGAATTATCCACATATGCGCTCGGGTAGACATTTACACGGGTACCGGAATTGCCCGGATCGTATAATTCCTTGACATGACCGGTCATATTGTAATATAAATTTTTTTTCGTTTCATTGAAATCGCGTTCAACCAAATTATATAAATATTGACCAGAGAACTTTTGCACGATTTGACCACCCACAGTAAATTTTACTTCCTTAATCATTTGGGTCCCTAAATGTTTTATCCATTTAAACTCATAGGGCCGCCATTGACCGCCGCAGGCCGGCGGATAGATTGGACTCCAGATTGTTGGCAAAGTTAGGACTAAATAGGTATCCATTAGTAAATCGGCGTAACGCGGTATTTTAAAATTAAAAACGGAAGATTCATTTAAACGCAATGTACGCAATCCATCAAAATCAATACGAAATTTTTGTAGACCAAAATTGGTATATTTAGCATATTTACATTTAAACATGGTTTTAGATGGATTGCCATTTAATATTATATTTTGGTTTCCATACGAAACTAAGTTTAATAATCCTCCAGGCATATATTATATAATAATATGACTATTTTTTAACTATGTTTATTAATTTAATGATAAAAAAAATACTTGTTTAATATAAGTTATGACTAATACGAAAGATGGCGGAGGCGTAATAAGAAATACAGCAAGAACTATTGGATATAGTATAAAGCACCCTATGATAGCTACCCGAAGCACAGTGAGTGCTATTAACAAAGGGGTAGATAGTTTATCAAAAAAAATACGAACAGCACCAGCAATCACCTTTAATGCTTCAAAACCAATTGTTATTGGCGGTATCTTGAAAGTTTCAGAGATGCAAGCGTTCAAAGATTTTGCGCAAATTGATAGTATTACCCAGGTTATGATTCTTATTATGGTCTTTCTGTTTTTAATTATATTTTGGTGGTGTCTAAATAAGATGTATTTAGATAAATCAAACTGTTCAGCATTAGAAAGTGTATATACCGAATTTCCAATAATACAATCCGTTAATGTTGAAAATCCGCGTGCTTGTTATAAAATTCGGGATTTTTATATAAAGACCGCTTATAACTGCTGCTCTGGCGGAAAGTATAAAAATGATTTTGTAAATATTTGTGCGCTGAAAAACTGCATCCGACAAGGTGCCCGATGCTTAGATTTTGAAATTTACTCCGTAAATAACCGACCAGTCATTGCGATATCGTCGGCAGATGATTATAATATTAAAGAATCTTATAATAGTGTTCCCTTCGCCAAAGCCATGGAAATTATAAACTTATATGCCTTTTCTGGCAGCACTTGTCCAAATCCAAGCGATCCGTTATTTTTAAATTTCCGCATTATGAGTAACAATAAAAATATATATGACGATATGGCCAAATCCTTGTACAATATTTTACAAGACCGTTTACTTGGGAAACAATTTAGTTATGAAAATAATGGCGTAAATATTGGTGGAATGCAATTGAAAAAATTAATGTCAAGCGTTATTATTATTGTAGACAAATCAAATCCTTTATTTACCGATACCTTATTAAATGAATACGTTAATATCGCGAGCAGTACACCATTTATGCGGACGCTAAGATACAAAGATGTACAATTTACACCAGATATGGATGAATTAAAATTTTATAATAAACAGAATATGACAATATGCTTACCGAATTTATCGGCAGGAAATAAAAATCTTTCGGCCCGGCTAGCAATGGCCTACGGGTGTCAAATGATAGGAATGTCTTTTCAAAATTTTGATAGTAATATGGAAGATTATGCATCTATTTTTGATGATGCCGGGAGTGCATTTGTATTAAGACCGAAGATATTACGTTATGTTCCGGTATATATTGATAAACCTCCTCCAGTTGAAGACCGTTTGTCATACGCACCACGCATGGACAATCCTTTGGGTGCAAAGGGTCCCAAGCTTTTGGATACACAGTTTTAAAAATTAAATTTATATATTATTTGGACTATATATTATTAAATTTATATATTATTAAATTTATATATTATTAAATTTATATATTATTAAATTTATATATTATTATCTTCAATTATAATATATAAAATGACTGATTGTGATAAAAAATTAACCTTTGAAGAAAAGGAACTAGCATTATTGCGTAATGCGGTTGATAGTTTTGAAACAAAAATTGGTGAAAAAGTTGCCCAATCACCAGATATTATCAGTATTATTAAAATATTAGAAGAATTTTTAAAGAAGAAAAAATTAGTATGTTATGGTGGAACGGCCATTAATAATATTTTACCAAAAGAAGCCCAGTTTTACAATAAAGATATTGAAATACCGGATTATGATTTCTACTCGCCCAATGCCATGAAGGATGCAAAAGAGTTGGCCGATATCTATGCCAAACATGGTTATAGTGAAGTAGAAACCCGGTCGGGTATGCATTTAGGTACGTATAAAGTATTTGTGAATTTTATCCCAATTGCGGATGTGACCCAAATTGGGAAAAATGTGTTTAAAGTATTAAACGAAACGGCGATTGTTATTAATGATATCTATTATGCTCATCCGGATTATTTGCGTTTGCAGATATATAAAGAGTTGTCACGCCCTGAAGCCGATATAAGCCGATGGGAAAAGATTTATAAACGGCTCATTTTATTACATAAGCATTTTCCTTTGAAAAATAATCCCAAATGTTCGCAAGTTAATTTTATGCGGGATTTCAACGGGAATGCCGAACTGGCCAATACTTTATATAACATTGTAAAGGATA